GGCCGGAGCGGATACGTTTTCCACCGCGACAGTGAAGCAGCATCCCTTCGGCACCGTGATGATCGCCGTGCTGGTGACGTTTCCGTACTCATCCACCGCAGCCGGCGTGATAATTGCACGGCTCGTCTGGATCGGCTCGCCGTCGATCGCCAGCGCAACACTGATCGGGCCGACAACACCATCCTCAGGAATGGCAATATTGCCGTTAAACGTCACCTGATACCTGGCAAAGCACGCCTGCGGGCAGTTGACGATACCGCGGAGAATTACAATCCCGGCGCTTTCCCGGTGGAACACGTATCCCTTATTGCAGGGAATCACCGTGTTCAGCAGGACGTTCTGCCCAGGCTCAACGAGCTGGATCGGGTTAAAAGCGTATTCAGAAATAATAATCATCCTTTCTTATTACGCTTATCTTCATGAACCGGTTCAGATATAGCCCTCTCAAACGACCACCCAAGCTTATGGATTCTGTTGTGGATCTGCTTATATTGCAAGCCAAGATCATCACACCAATCCGTAAGGTTTTTTTTCATGCCGTTGTATGTGAAATACTGGCAGCTTCTTCTGTTTCCTTGCTGTTCTCTGGCAGGAATCCATGTGCAGTTATCAGGACCATAATCTCCATCAACGTCAATCCGTTCAATGGTCATTTCATCGGTATATCCGTTATTCATGGCCCATTCGATAAACTGATCAGGTATGGTTCTCCATTCATCGAAGACCTTGATCCCGCGACCGCCATAATTCATATAACTATGGTGCGATGGCGTATAGCATCTGCTTTTCATAGAAGCCCATATCCTGTATAACCTGCTGTCTGACATTCTGTGCCTTGTGGAAGGATTTTCATCCTTTCGCAGACATCCGCAGCTCTTCACAGCTCCACTTTTAAGGTTTTGCCCTCTCACATACGTGATCTTCCCGCAGTCGCAAAGGCATTTCCAAATTACCACGCCTTTTTCCGTACGGTCCTTTTCAATCACAACAAGACGGTTATATCTGTTCCCGGTCAGGTCGATAAGCTTGCTCATTTTCGTTTCCTCCGTACTATCTGCATTGGTTTATTACATTCTACCATATACACGGAGAAAAAGCAATTTGACAACATTGATTTCTCAAACATCCCGTATTTTTCAACGGAAAGATGTCAGAGAGCAAGCCTTAAGCGCCGCATCCGCAGCCGCATCCGCCATTGTTGCAGGTGAAGATGGGCGTCCGCCCGTAGACCGGAGTCGTGGGCACCGGGCAGGAGTTCAGCCGGTTGTACAGCTGATCCACTTCATTGGAGAATCCCTGCTGGATAAACGCATTCTGCGCTGTCTGAGACGCACGCATTTCCGCCATGTTCAGCTGATTCTGCAGGCCTACGTTCTCACGCTGCGCCGCCGCCAACTGACCCTTGACGCCATCCAGTTCCAGAGCGCAGAGCTTGTCCATGATCTTCTGCACGCCGTCATTCAGGGCGGCCCTGTCGGCGCACGCCTCCGTCGCCACGGTGTACTTCAGGTCTGCCGTCGCGGCACGATTTTCGCAGCAGCACTGGGCCAGCTGGCTCTGGATGCCGGTCAGGCCGGAAGTGGTCGCCGTCTGAGCGGCATAACTCCGCTCCAGGTCCGCGATCTGGTTTCCGTAGAGCTGCTGGGCAATCGCGTTCTGCGCGCCGTTGATGCTCGCATTCACGCCGGCAAAGCCTCCGCACAAGGCGGTCGCGACATCCCCGAAACCGGAAGTGATGCTGTTCTGGATTCCGCTGATCTGGGTACCGAGCATCTGATCACGGAAACCATTGTTGATATTCTGGGAGTTGTTCATCCAGGGATACAGAGAATCGATCCCGCCGCCGAAACCGCCGCCGAAACCATTGCCCCAGCCGCCCATCATCATGAACAGGAAGAACAGCACCAGAATGGACAGATCGCCTCCGAAGAGACCGCCGCCCATGCCGCCGTTGCCGTACCCGGTCGGGCCGACAAGCATTGTCGCGGGGATGCCCCCGCCGTTTTCATCAGTAAGAGCCATTGTTTTTGATTCCTTTCGATTATTTATTCCATCGGTTATGCGCACTCACCGAAAAGAATCATGAAAGCCGTTGACTTGCATCAAAGCAGCCATGTTGCAAGTCAGGAGCAAGTTGTTGCAAGTCAGGAGCAAGTTGTTGCAAGTCAGGGGCAAGTCACTTCACTGTTGCATCCGCAGAAATAGGGAAAACAGTAGCAGCCAGCTGACGGAGCCGATCTCCGTTTGCTTCCTGCTCTTTGCGAAATCGGATGTCCTTCAGCTCCTCGTGCAGGACCGTATAATCATCCAGCGTGACGGATCTGACCGGCTTGCTGATGATGTAGTCCACGATTTCCTCGATTTTTTCCGTGATCTTCTCTTCCATGTTATCTCCCTCCGAGCATTTTCTTGAATTGCTGTGCCATCTGCATGGCCTGGTTGTACATTCCCTGGTTGACCTTCCCGCTGTTCATCATCTGCTGGATCTGCTGGTTCGCGTCACCTCTGAACATCTGCTGAAACTGCTGGAATCGCTGCATGATCATGTTCATCGGATTCTGGTTCCCGCCGAACATGCCGGGTGACGGATTATTCATCTGCCTCTTCCTCCTTCAGCAGTCTGGATCTGCGCTTGCTGATTCCGGCGATTTCCTCCCGCAGGTCTTTGATCTCGTCGGAAAGTGTCTTGACTTCCTTCTTTGTCGCGTATTCAGGAACCGGCGCCGCTTTCGGCGCTTCCGCTTCTCCGCGGACCGTATAATCCAGCACCTTCATGCTCGGCATGCCGCTGGCGTCCGCGCTTTTGATGTACAGCGTCTTTTCGTCGATGTCCCAGAGCTGGACGGTCGTGTTCGGTGCCACCAGGTAGCTTTTTGCCGTGGCCTCGCCGCCCTGGATCTGGACCATGGTGATGCCGCCGCCCGTGTTCTGCTGCTGTGGCTGCTGCGCCTGGTATTGCGGAGTCTGCACCACAGGAGCCTGATACTGCGGCGGCTGGTACATCGGCTGGTACGTTGCCGGGAAACCTCCGTTGTAATAGGCCATTTACTCCTCCTTCTGCCAGTAAAAAACCGGCACTTCCTCACTTGAGTCCCATGCGTCCAGGAGCCATCCGTCCCGGATCGTGGCCACATGATTTCCCGTTCCGGCCACATAGATCCCATCCGGATGATCCTCCGCAAAACGCTCCATCGTGTAACAGTCCGGACAGGTGTTCGGAATCGCATGCCTGGTAAATCCGTTCTGCCGCAGCACAGCGCCCCAAACAGAATTGCTTGACGGCATATCGCCCATCAGAAAGCCGTTCCTGGCGATCATGGCGTATGCCGTTTCCCAATCCACGCCCAGCGCCGCAGCCACCGCGCGAACCGCGCAATCGCCAACAGAGCGCCCGACTGGATTGGGGTTAAATTTCCTCCATCTGCTCACGGCTGGACTCCTCAACGCTCTCGACATAGAGCTCAAAGTCATGCGGCCGGCCACGGTACTGCCGCATCATGTAAACAGCCACATCCCTGGTCATCCCGCAGTCGATCAGCCTGGCAATCAACCGATTCATCAGAATCCCTCCCTTTGACCTGATTTTCGCTGATTTCCGGCCTCAAGACGATGATCTGAACGTGCGTGTTCCGGACGTCTTTCGTGCAGTTTTCGGCCCAAAAATGCGCAAAAAAAGAAGGCCGCCGAAGCGGCCCTCTATTCTCAGATATTATTTGTCCTGGTTATCGCGCATCATCTCTGCAATGGCGAGCAGGGAATGGGCGATACTTCCAAGCAAGCATACAACTGCTGTCATCCCTTCCTTTGCTTCATGTGCATTCCCAATATTTTTATATGCGCAGTCTATCAAATCCTGCATTTCATCTTTCTTTTCCTTATCCATCTTTTTTCCTCCTCGCATCAATGTATTTCCCGCTTTTCACCCGGTAATCAGGATACTCTGCATCCTTCGGCACGAACCAGTCCCGCCCGACTTTTACGGCCCCTGGCAGATTCCCGCGCCGGCACTTGTCAGCGACCGTGATGGTAGCCTTTCCGATCTTCTTCGCGTATTCAGCGATCGGGATCATGTTTTCCAGATTCAATCATTATCCCCCTCCTATATCGTAATGCATCCGTGGATGCGGTTCCGTCAGGATCGCGGCGTCCGCCTGCTTCCGGATCTTTTCTTCCGGGAACATCATCAGGCCGATCAGCTCACTGTACCTTGCCGCGACTTTCTGCCAGGAATAATCGTACCTCGTGTCATCCTTCCAGACTCTGATCTGCAGCCCTTTGCTGCCATAATCCACGAAGCCGTGTCCTCTGTCTGTGTCCATACTGTGCCCGCCGACACCGAACTCCTCCCGGAGAAAGTCCGTAAAGCTGCGCTGGTCCTTCGTCAGAAAAGCGGCATAGATCCGCAATGGCCCGCCTTCAAACCCGGAACCGCGCAGCAGCGCCTTGTCCAGCAGAATCTCCCGTTCGCTCCGCAGCTCCGGCAAAGGATCGAAAAACGAAAGCTGTATTCCTTGCATTTCCGTTTCCTCCATCTTATCACAACAATACAATTCTAACAAGGGAAAATGCCGGGACGAAAACCGCCCCGGATTGTTCCGGGGGATTTGCCGCCCCCGGTCGGCGTGTCGGTCATTCTGCGTGGATGAAAATTCGGTCACTATCAAAGTCGAAGTCTAAAACATGAAGAGAAGCAAGCTTGTTCCATGTTTTTTCTGCTCCATCTTCATATCCTTCAAATGCAAACGTTCCGGGTTCCGTTTCATAAGTTCTGCTTTCCGTTTCACTACAGATCCTGACTTTCTGCTTTGGTGTTATAATCAGGTTGCCAAGCAATTCTTTTACCTTCATTTCTGCTCCTCCTTCCACTTCTTCACGTTCTCCCGGTTCTTCCGCTCAATTTCGGCGTGAACCCTGATCCTTTCCTTCATCGTCATCGTGTTTGCCCTCACTTTCTCCGGTCTGGTGCCGGCTACGAGGTCTCCGGTGGAGGCCCCGTCTGCCGGAATCGGGCGATTTGATCTTTGAATTAAGCTACCAGATTCACCCGGCTGACTTCCTCGCAGGTGTATTTGCTGGTGAACACGATCGCCTTGATGTAGGAGCATCCGGTGTGTCCAGTGTATTCATAGCCGCGCTCCCAATCGGCTGTTGTCCCGACTTCACCGAACTCTTCGATATACTGTTTGGCGAGGTCTTTCAGCAGGATGTACTCTTCGTAGGTGTCCCGGTGACCGCAATAGTCCTTCATGATCTGTGCGATTTCCTTCATCTGCTTCAGCAAGGATTTCTTCAGCTGCGCTTTCTTATACTGAATGCTGAACCGCTTTTCGTCGATCACCTTGACGAATTCCTGCTTGCTGAGGTTCGTGGCCATGTACATCGGCTCGATAATGTTGTGATAATCCTCGTAGCTGACCTCGTACCCGGCGATCTGTTCGAATTCATGATGCATCATTGTGTTTGCCCTCCTTTTCTTATCAGGTTCCTCCTGACACTGTTATTATACAATTTTAAAATTGTATTGTAAACTACTTCAGATGGAAAAATAGAAATGTTTATTTTCCTTTTGCGGCCAGATACAAAAAAGCACATCCCGATCATTCCGGAATGTGCCTGAAGATCTCCACCTGGCAAGTGTAGACAATGGTTTTCGTACGCCTGACGGAAAGACAAAACTCCTCCGCCAGCCTTTCAAACGTGATCCCGTCAATCAGACGGCGCTCCATGATCCTCCTGTCACGATCGCTGTGTATATACTCCGCGATGATCTCACGGATCTGACTGTTCGTATATTCCATTGGACGCCCCCGCAGGTGTTCTTTCATTCAGAAGCATCATGATCGTCTCATTCTGCTTCGCGATCGTGTTGTTCCAGATCTGCGTCCTGTATGTATAGAACATCACCATAACGGCAACGACAGCCAGAATAATAATGCTTTGGATGACATTGATCCGCCTCTGCCCCTCCGCAACTTTCGCAAGGCGCTCAATGTCCGCATCCTTATGCATCATCGCAGATTCGTGCAGAAAAAAGGGAATACAGGCCTGCTGATTTTCACAGTTCTTGCATTTTTCGTCCATACTGTTCCTCCAATACAGTATCTGCGTTGTAACGCAGAATCTGCGTTACAGCAGCGTTGGGAATGCGTTAAAATGGCAGTTTTACGGATCTGCCAACCGCTTTACGGAAGGTACACCGCTTCCGTCTGCGCCTTTTCCCCAGGCGCTCCGGGTATGCTGACATCCGGTGGAAACCATCAAAGGCCGGATGCAGTCACCGTGATTCCTCCTCGTCGGGAGGGATTTCTTCAAGAGGCAGTTCGTAGTAGCCGACGTTCGCAGCGTCCACCAGGCCCTCGCCGATGATATACGCGATCACCGTGGCCGTGCCCATGATGATCGCTGTCACCTGCGTAGCCACGGCCTGGGTCCCACCGAAGGCGATGATGATGTTCACTGTCAACGCGCAGATCGCCGCCCAGAGCTTCCGGGAAGTAAGCTTCCGCTTCCAATCGATTTCAGACATGACTGATTCTCCTTTCATTTCTTGTTCAGGTCGTCCAGCCGCTTGTGCGCGCTCTTCGTGGACGCCTCAATCTCGACCACCTTGGTTTTCAGATCCCCGATATCCTGCCGGATGACCTTGTTCTCGACCTTGATATCGTCGATCGAATCCCTGATATATTTGATATCTGCGGTCATCGTAGCCCGTTGCGTGGCTGTCTCTGTCGTGTCCTGATTCTGTGTGCGCCTGAATGAAAGCGCGGTAAAAATCAGCGCACAGACAGCCACGGCCAGGGAAATAATCGTTTCGGTTGGCACCCGGATCACCACCTTTCCTTTTCCATTGTCGCGCCTTTGTATTTTGCAACAAGGCCTTCCGCTTCCTCATAGGACAGGGACGGAATGGTCACCTTGTAGGATTCGGTGGTGTATTCCGGATCTTCCAGCGCGGCCCATGTATCCGGGCCGATGACGCCGTCCGCATCCAGGCCGTGGTCCTTCTGGAACTTTTTGACCGCTGTCTCCGTGGCTGCTCCGAACTTTCCGTCCGCGCCCCATTTTCCGCAGTCGTATCCCTTCTGGATCAGCTCCGTCTGGGCCAGCGTGACGTAGCTCCCCTGGTCTCCCTTCCTCAGGGTCGGCTTCCGGTCCGGATCTGGCGCCGGCACGTCTCCGTCGATGAAGGCAGGTATGGCCCAGTGCGTCCACTTCCCCGACCGAACCTTAGTATACGTGACGCCGTTTCCGCATTCGATCGTCGAGCCCTTGTATCCGAATCCGGTGTGCTGCATGACCTTCGGGTTGCCCTTTTGCGTGTAGAACAGGCACACCAGCACGTCGTCCGGAATCGTGTCGATGGTGCCCTTGGCTTTCCAGTTACTCTCCGTATTCCACTGGCTGGTCGCGCCGCCGCCCATCAGCTCCCATCCGTAGATCTGTTTCAGAATCCAGTACGTGAATCCCCGGCAGTCGAACGACCGTACCCGGGACCCGTTCGGATACCATTTGCAGCCGTAGCAGTTTTCCGCGTCGTCCTTCAGCACCTGGCATTTGTCGACCAGGCCCGTCTGATCCGGATGCTTATTGTATACGGCTTTGCGCTGGCTCGGTGTGCAGTATTGTCCCCGGTCCCCGTAAATGTACGGCCAGCCGACGCATTCCAGCGCGGCCTGCCATGCGGCGTCTGACAGCGGGATTCCGCTTGTCTTCAGCTCCTGTATTTTCTGATCCACATATGCCGCAGAATTCATTTCCTTTCCTCCTGTCTTCTCTCCGGGTGAATTCCTCTCCACATGCACATTTTCGCCGAAATTGCAAGAGCGCGAAAGGAAAGAAATGACATTTTTTTGCGGAAAGGGTCGATTTTATAAAGAAAACCGCCCAGATCGCTCTGGGCGGCTATCATAACAGCCTGCCTGTAAAGACACAATGGGGAGACTACCCATTTTTCATCATGTATTTTGCACGCTGCAGGCTGTCTGATCCTGAGTTGTCTTCTGGCGGTTCAAAATTCATACAGCACACGCTGCTCACCTGTTTTTTCGCATGTAGTTTCTTCCATACGTTACTGTTTTAAAGGTCACTTTAAATCACAAATACGTTTTCAAAAACATCCCGATAAAAATGCATACAGGAACAATCAGCACCAGCCACCATGCGGAAATCATGCTGCCAACCTCTACAAGCACGGATACTGAATTGATCCTGTCATGATTTGTGCAAACCATGTTTTTAAGTCTGTCAGATCGTCTGTAACATTCTTCCCTTCATATGTTACAGAAGGGAATCTGAGTAAATCCTTCCCCGGATTATCATCCTGACTTAAAAGCGTCATTGTTGTTTCGACCGGGATATGGTCGGAATAAAGCTCCTCAAAATACTGGTATTCGCTCTTTATACTATTTAGACTGACGTTTCCGCTGACAAGAATATTGTCAAGCGAACTCCCGCCGTTTTGCTGATGCGTGACAAACCAGTTCAGATACCCGCCATTTGCTGAGTCAAATCCATAATAATCACGAAGAGTGCAAATGTTAGTAAAATCGTCTCCTTCATACAAAGCATGACCTGTTGCTGTGGATCTCCCGTTAATATTCGATGTATTCAGATCCCCGCCGATGATGACATAATCCCACGGTGCAGTGATTTCCGGTGCAGAATCATGATAAATTTCCGTATGCTTCAGACAGTAAACAAGATCAAACACAATCTGCATGAAATTCATTCTATCTGCGACCGGGCCATAGGTCGGATTGGAATCGAAATAATAACTGTATGAATTCCTCGGATGGCAGGATATGGCAAGAACATTTTTCCCTTGCACTGGGATCACTCCCCATACAAGGTTTCTGTCTCCAACCGTTCCATAAGCAGACCCGTCTGCCTTTTTCACGTCTGCCATGATCGTTTGCACTTTTACGCCATATGAAATCGTTACAGGACGTTTGCTTCTGATGCGAGTATTGCTGAATGAAAGGGATCTTGAAGGCAAGCGGTCATAGAATAGATACTTTGAAGCCGACCTTGTTCCCTTATTTGGCGTATTGTCATCCGGCCCATCAATCCATGTCTGATCTTCCTGTGTGAGGATGATATCAAAGTCACCAGCTGCAATCCATTTGCGAAGTTTTAAAAGTTTCTCCGGCTTATTCCATAGCCATGAAGTATAAAGCCCGTAATCATAAAGGTTGTAAGTCGCAACTTTTAGATCAATTCCTGTATTGCTTGTGATAAGATTTGGCCTTCCCGGGGATTGCGGACTTTGCTGCGTTTCCCATTCATCTTCCCATGTATCATCAAAAACAAACTGCGAATCATCGAAATCGTATGCCCATACCATGCCATTTGTTGAACTGGCAATAACACACCAGTCAGTCCATGCCGACCCAAGGATTTTCCGCGCATATATCTTTCCTTCTCTTGTGTCAAATATTATCTGGGAAACAATATCACTCTGATTCCCGGGGCTGAAAACAAGCATTGGACTTGCATATTTGCAAGGAACATTACTGAAGTTTCTTACATCGTTTGTATTTAGATAGTAAAATCCTGTTTGAGTTATTCCATCAAGATCGCTTGTTCCGCTTGGGAATGGATTATACGAAGTCCCAACGCTTGCCCAATTCGACCACGGCGTAGAACCGGATAAATATTTGTGTCGTATAAACATTGTGCCGCCAACAACGGTAAACAGCATTTGCTCAACATACATCGAACTCGTTTCGGTGGAGTATTGAGCAAAAACCACACACATTGCTGAACCTGTTACGCCGTTGCCGTTTGCCATGCTTCCCATTTTTTCGGATGACAACAAATAATATCCGGGAAGAATCAAATCGTTGAAATCGCTGATATCTCCAATTTCTGAGGATGCAAGACCAGAAAATGCTGTCCACGCCGTCCAGCTGCCTGATAGCATCCTGCGGATAAAAGCATTGTTATCCCCGTATGCTAACGCAATCTGCACCTTTCCTGTGTTTCCAAAGTTACAAGCGATCAGGTGAAACCCTTCTGCTCTGTGAACAAACTGCTTTGGCGATTTTGTGTCTGTCGTTGGTGGAGTCGCTCTGTCTCCTGCAAAAAATGCGTAACCTACTTGCCACACCCCGTTAGTCAGCATATCAAGCGTAATACCTGCGGATGCATCAGTACCGTCAAGAATGCCTTTCCCTTCCAGATACAGGTTAACATCTCCATAATATGATGTATATCCACCTTTATCATTAATAACCAGATATGCCGATCCTGTTGGAGCTGTCAATACAGCACCTTTTGCGTTGTATCCATTTGGTGAAACAAGAAGTTTTTCTCCGTTTGAGCCAATAAATCCATACGCTTTATAATTTGTTGCGCCAAAGCATGAAACAGTAAACTTATCTCCTTCAACACACGGAACCACATAACAATTATAATTAGACGCAGTTACAAAAGAATTTACATTTACTGTCTGATTCTCAAAAGTAACTGCCTTTTTCCGTTGTGTTATTGGAATGATCTTCAAAGCGCTCTTTAAACTCGAAAGCTCATTCCCGACAACTACGGATTCCCAGTGCGAAGAAGTGAACGTTTCACTTGTAGGAATGTCCTGTTTTGCCCGGTAAAATACACCGCCATTCGTGCAGTATTGCCCCGCTTTTACGGGGAATGTCAGGCTTGTATATGCCGGTGCAAGCGTTGTCCACAGACTGGAATAATCCGCAGGAATGGAGGCCACAGCTGTCTCGATCTGGCTGATCAGCGTCTGGATGGACGGAATGATAGTACCAGGATCGATCGCCGTATCGGTGCTGGACCGGTAGATATTCACCACCACAGCCAGCAGCGTCGTCACAACGCCGGAGTCTGTGATCTTCAGTACGACGGTCGCCATCCCGGGAACCGCATACGCGGCAGCCGGAAGCACCACAGACGCCTTATTCTCTGAATAGGTGCCGGTTGCAGTTACAGTTCCGCCGTCTGCCCGGATGATATTCGCCGATACTGTTCCCGCCAGCGTTGCCGCCTGTCCGTCATCAAAAACCTCCACGCCGATCAGATTCGCCTGGTTGTCCTGGCTGAACAGGTTCCCGGTAATTCCGTGGACCTGAACTGGCTTTTTCAGATCCTGTTTATACCAGCTTTCCATCATTGCCATTTTCGCTGCTCACCCTTTCTTTTGATAGTTTGTCGTATGTTCTCTTCAGCACGCTCAGCGTATACATCAGGATCTCCATGTTCTTCTGTGACGCTGTGATCTGCAGGTGCTGAAGCTGGTCATATGCCCGGCTTAATTCTTTCTCAATATCCATACGCTCCCGCCTCACTTCTTGTTTCCCATCACAAGCACATCGTAATCCGTACCGCCGATGTTCAGTGTCACGAAGTCCACGCCGTATACACCGTCACCCTGTACATAGAATGCCAGATGCTCAAACGTCAGATAATTGGCGTCAATCGTGGACGTGCTCTTGAGGAATGGCACTGTCAGAGATCCAAGATTCTCATCATATTCATTCAGGTCCGAAATAGAAACGTGACCGTGAAGATCTATCATGTCCGCCTGAATCGCCACAAAACTTTGTGATGTTGTATCCTGGCTGTTAATGCCAAGAACAATGGATGCGACATTAATCACATCCTGCCCCTGGGATTCTGTGACCACCAGGGAGATCTTATCATCCAACTTAGAAATATCGCTTGTAATACGCTTTACATTTTCATCGTTATCTTTAACCTTATCTTCTATGGTTGTAATTTGCTCAGAATAATAACTGTTTGTTTGTGTAATGAACTTTTCCAGCCGTTCTTCTTCTTCTGACAACGTAACAGATGCAGACTCAGGCATGTTGTAAACGTCTGACCAGCTGATCCCTGTGACGTTTTCCTCGATTGTGATATTGTCCTCAGGAATAGCAATCCTGAACAGTTTCCCGAGCATAATGCTGTCGAGCGACTCGCCTGTATGGCTGCTCAGATCAAGCATACTGACGCTGATTGAATACTTTGGTGCCTTGTGTGCATTCAGGTACTGCGTAGCAACGATTTGCGCTTGTGCATACGTGTAATCTCCGGATATATAGTCCTCAATTACGCCATACGTGGAAAGCGTGTCAGCGTCCATATAACCGATCCCGACACCGCCGCTTCCAAGCCCGTTGCAGTAAACCCTTGTGCAGAGTCCGCTGTCATCCTTTGCGATCCTGACGCTTTCGATGTTCCTGGATAATCTGCCTTCGCCCGTGACCGTTGTTCCTCTGCTGACAATATTCAGCGTCCACGGCGTGGTTGAGAAATCGAATGATACCATTGCTGCAGGAACTTCCTGCACCAGGCTGTTGATCGTTGACAGCAGATTGTTTCCGTACTGCGTACTGAAGATCAGGTTGCCGCTGACGCTGCACGTACCCAACTGCCACAGGCTCCCACCGTAGTAAGAGAAAACCTGTGTGATTGCCTGAGAAAGCGTCTTTTCCACCTGCTCCACATCTGCCTTGACAACCCAGTTCCCGATCTCAGATACAGCGTGCTCCAGTGTAATTGTGAATCCTCTGTCACCATAAGAATTCTCGGGTTTTTTTGCGATGTAGATCCCGGCGGAACCATTGACCGTAAAAAGCTCGACAAAGCTTCTTTCCGAAATTTCTTCTTCCGGAAGCAGCGTCATGGATGCTGTAGACAGAGGCACGATATTTTCGTTGATAGAAACGTTGATCGGATGCAGTCGTTTCACTTCATTCAGGCTGCTGTCCAGCAGCCGGGGGAGCGGGATCATAGCCAGCACCCCCTTATGCTGAACGTCACCGTCACGGTATCCGCAGCCCCGAAGGAAACGCCGTTGACCTTGCCGCATTCAGCCACCAGGTCGTCTGCGCCCGTGCGCTTGCTCAGGATGCTGGCGATGCCTTTGCGGATGTGCTGGATGCCGCGGTCATCGTAGAAAATGCGGATCTCGTCATCGTCTGTGGCGCTGACGTTGGTCAGCGTGATGGTCGTTGTTCCGACCGTCAGAGAAATGCTCCCCAGCGTGCTGTCCGGGACGATCAGCGCCTCCGCGTAGACCTTGCCGGCGTTCCCCGGTACAAACAGTTCACCTGTGCCGGTCTTGCCCGTTGCGGTGAACACAGCCGGGTATTTCTCCGTCCAGAATGGCTTTTCATAGCTGACAAACGTCATCGTGATGACTTCCGTCCACTTCTGCACGCTGCTGACCACCGGCATCTGATTGCATACGCAGTACAGCACCTGTCCCGGGCGGTCGCTGACTTCCAGCGCGCTTCCGGACGCCCACCGCTGCACCTCCTGCATCGCTTTCTGCCGCTCCGCCGTGTTGTAGATCCGCAGCATGAACGAGATGGAAACGCTGGTATTGGCCCGACGCCTGGAGGCGATCTGTACGCCGTCCCGGTCCGCGATCGTGTTGGTGTTGATGTTCAACGCGCTGCCAGGATGGGAGATGTCCGTGATCACCAGGCTCGGATGCACGCTGCTCAGGGCGATTCCGTCCATGTACGCTTCATATCTGCTGATCATGCGAACCTCCGTGCATTCAGATTGCTGCCCTGAATCCGGCTCACCACATCCGTCACCGCCTGGCCGTCCAGGAAGCTGTTCACCTGGGCGTTGGCCATGCCATTTTTGATTGCGTCAACAATCGCACCAGTCAGGACAGAAATATCAAATCCTCCTGATTCCTGATCGCCGTCTCTGAATTTTCTCGCTTGCGAAGCTGTCAACACAGCCTCCCCACGGTGCAGCATTGTAAGATAATTGTCATAAGGCACGTTCCAAGCGCCTTTTGCCGTTTGCGGAATTGGCGCAAGCGTGACAGGATCAATCTGCTGCGTAACAAGCGGATAAGGATTTTCTTCTGTCGGTTCTGGAGCGTTGTCGTAAACTCTTCGAATTTTCTCGACTGTTGTGGTTGTATGCGTGTGTTCGCTGGTTGTGCTTGCAAGGTTCTTTCCATCATAGCCCATCAGCTTTTCAAACCATTCAATCACGGCCTTTACAGCGTTCGCCACGCCGTCAATCACGCTCTTGATACCTTCAATTACAGGGCTGACAGTTGCGCTGATCGCATTCCATGTGCTGACGGCTTTATCCTTGATGCGCTTCCAGATATCGGCCAAGGTGGCCCGTACGGCAATGATCGGCTTTTGGATGACGCCTTTGATCGCTTCCCAGATGCTGCTTGCCTTATCCTTGACGGTGTTCCATACGCTTGTGGCTTTTTCTTTGATTCTGTTCCACAGGTCTGTTAGCGTTGCACGCACAGCCCCGATCGGGTTCTGGATAAAGCTCTTGATCGCGTTCCATGCTGTTTCCGCCGCAGACTTGAGCCCATTCCAGACGTTTGTGGCTTTCTCTTTGATCCTGTTCCAGAGATCGACCAGCGTAGCCCGTGCGGACGTGATGGCATTGGTCACAAAATCCTTGATCGCGTTCCATGCGGTTTCAGCTGCCGTTTTCAACGCATCCCATACGTCTGTAATGCCTTTCTTGACTTCTTCCCATGCTTCACTGACAGGTTTGGCGATGTTTTCCTGCCACAATCCCTTCACAGCTGTCCAGACATCATCCGCATAACGTTTAATATTGTCCCAGACTGTTGTAATTTTGTCTTTTACTGCATTCCACGCATTTTCAACAGGCTCTGATATATTTTCCGTCCACCATTTGGATACGGCGTCCCATGCGCTGGAAACGGCGTCTTTGATGCTGTTCCAGATGCCGATGACCGTTTCCTTGATGGCTTCCCAGTTCGTTGCGATGGCCGTGGCGGCTGCAGCGATCAACCCAAGGATGATTGTCACCGGATTCAGGCTGGCGACGAAGGACGCGATTTTCGCGACGGCAAAGGCCGCGATGATCGCCGTCACTGCAGCAATCACAACTTCCTGGTTGTCGATCATCCACTGCAGCGCCGCGCCGATTGCTTCCAGCACCGTGCCGAGGGCCCGAAGGCCCGCGCTGTCGCTTTCCTTCAGCCTCTGTACCGTCCCGGGGAAATCTTCCAGCAGATCGAGCGCCAGCTGCGCGCCGTCCGCCACCTTGTTCAGCAGCTTTCCGAGCGCCTTGAAGAATGGATTGTTCGAATCCTCCAGCACCTTGCCGACGCTCTTGATGATCTGGATAAATCCGTAGATGATCTGCGGGCCGTTGTTCGTGATCGCCGTAGCCACCGCCGTGACCATCGTCACCGCCGCGCTGATCAGATCCGGCAGGATCTCCGTGAACAGTCCGGGCAGCTCCTGCCCGATGATCGGGGCCAGGGCCGTGATCGCGCCGGCGATGCCCTTCAGCGTCTGTGTGATGGCCGGCACGACGTTGGTTGCGAAGTTCGTAGCGCTGTTGACGAAATCATCCAGCGCCGTGTTGACGTTCCCTTCCGGGTTCGTCATCTCGATCTTCAGGTTCTCCCAGGATGCCTTCATCTGGTTGAAAGATCCCTGGATCGTGGTGGACGCTTCACTGGCCGTTGTCCCGGTGATGCCGAGTTCCGTCTGGATGACGTGAATGGCTTCGTAGACGTCCTTCAGGTTGTTGATGTCGTACTTGATCCCCGTGATCTTCTGGGCATCCTTCAGCAGCCGCTGCATCTCCTTCCGGGTGCCGCCGTAGCCGAGCTTCAGGTTGTCCAGCATGGTATAGTTCTGCTTTGCGAATCCCTTGTAGGCGTTCTGGATGGCCTCCATGTCCGTGCCCATCTTGTTGGCGTTGTCGGACATGTCCCGCATCGCCATGTCTGCGACGTCCGCCGCGGCTTCCGTGTCGTCGGCCATGGACTTGATCAGCGCCGTGGACAGGGTTGTGACCGTTTCCAGGTAGTCGTTCATGCTCTGCCCGGTGGTCTTGAATGCGTTACGGGCGTTGGTCATGACCTTGTTCTGGGCTTTCACAAGGCTGTTATATTTTTTGATGGAATTATCGACCGCCTTCTTGGTCGATTTCTCGGTGATCCCGATTTCCTTCTGGTATTCCTTCAGGCTCTTTCCGCTGGTGCCGAAAAGGGTTTCTACGCCGCCTGTAAGCTGCTCATAATTCGCATAGGCCTTGACCGCGGACGTGGTGATTTTTCCGATCGCCACCGTGGCCGTGCCGACTGCCGCGGCGGCCACCTTGCCGATCTTCTTTACGCCGTTCGCCACAGTGGTCGAGATCGTGCTGAGCTTGCTCGCCTTTTTCCCGGTCTCTTCGATGCCCTTCTGCGCCGCGCTGGAATCGCATGAAATCTTGATCACCAGCTCACCAAGCGTCAATAGTTATCCCCCCTTTCCCTGTTTTTTCGTGAGTTTATGGATGATGTTCTGTTTGATCTCTTCTGCCGTCAGCTTCTTCTGTTTTTTCTTTTCAGACAGTTCGCTGAACAGCGGCATTTCAAAGTTCTCCGCGCCGGACTGCCGGAAGATCCGGATCGCCAGCGCGCCGACGGTATCGGCTACGTAGTTCTGCCATTGCCGTTGATGCAGATCATCTTTGATCTGGTGCTGCAGCACATAGAAGCCGTGCCATCCGTGCTGCAGGAGAAGTACGATTATTCTTGTCCGGGTGTAGCTGTCGCATTCCCGGAGGACGTGAAAAAACCGATCAGCTGATCGTCAATGCTTTCCCGGATCTCCTTGACCGTAGCCAGGAAATTCATGTTGCCGACCTTGGCGGCCGGCTTGAAGGACAGCGCCCCGACAATCTCATACAGATCGCCCTTGTGGTCCTTCAGGCAGAAAGCCACGAGTCTCGGCAGGATCAGCGCCAGAAACTTCGTCGGGTTTGACTTGTCGGCGTTCTGCATTTCGTCCAGCATCGGCTTTGAGTTCTCATCGTCCAGAATATTCGAGATTGGTCCGGCGATGCGGAGTAGCACCTCGGACGCCTGGTCATTTGTCATCTCGGAAATTTTCATTGCTTTTTGTCCTCCTTACAAAAAGTAATCGGGAAGGGGAGTGACCCCCTCCCCGTCATAGGGCTTCTTGATCAGGCCGTTTTGACCGTCAGCGTGACAGCGCCGCTCTTCACGGCCTTACCGTAGGAATCCACAACCGCGACGGTTGCCTTCTTCCCATTCGCGCTGGTTCCTACATCAATATCGGAAGTGCCATCCCACTGCGCCCAGGTGTAATCCGCTTTCTCGTGGTACGCAATGCTCGGCGCCGCACCGGACGTGCCGATTTTGTATACATACTTCTCACCGCTGCCCAGCGTGTTTGTCGTGGTCAGCTTCGTTCCGCCGACGTTCGTGCCGGCAGCGGAAGTCACAGTCAGCGCGCCGAGAGTACCGGACGGCTCAAAGAAGTGCAGCTTCACAGGCAACTCTTCGTTGTCGGTCACGTCTTCCTGATGCGCGTGATACTCAACATTTGCTGTGCCTTCATTTTTATCCGCAAAGGTGAACGTAAAATCGGCCGTGTTCAGCGCATTCAGCAGTTCAATCGCCATAAAGCCTTCGGATGTATCGCCGATCCAGACAATGCTGTCCAGATAGTCTCCATCCTCAAACGCGGTGCGCATGGTCATCACGATATGCGTCGGATTCGTGTCGTCGATGTCAATGTTCCCGATCACATTCTTCAGATGATTCGGCGTAATCTCGATCAGCGTTTCGCTCAGATAAGCGTCCGCAGCATCAACGATTTCACTGCCTTTAAAGCGGCTTCTGACACCATCGGCTTCCACCTGCCTGATGTCACGGGTAATCGTGAAGGTGCCACCGCCCCTGGTGGCGCCGAGCAGCTTTGATCCGTCTGCGATCGCGGCGATCAGCGCCGTTTTCAGTGCCTCGGCGTCACTGTATCCGGAAATATCGAAATTCACGAGAGTAACCCCGGCGTTCAGCTGAAGGCTCTTATACGTTTCCTTCCGCAGAGGGGTTGTGATATTGCTTTTGATCCCCATTTTTTCCCCTTTCCCCGGGTCATTCTCCCGGCATTTGATAACAATTGATCGATAGATTGATATAGGCGTATCGGTAATCGCCATCGACCACGATCTGGGTCAATGGCGTTTCCGGCCAGATGACCAGGTATCCGGGATTGAGCGGGAGCTTCAGCCCCTGCCCGACCGCCGCAGTGATCTGATCCGCCACCCGTACGATCCGTTCGTTGGACTTCGATCTGTCCCAGATCCTGGCATACATCGTGGCTTTCTGGTTCCATTCCGGCACGGATACGGAATAGGTAATATACGGAACGGCCTGGTCTTCCGGAACGGTGTCCTCTTCCCAGGCGTCTATTCCGAATCCGTTGAAGAATTCATCCAGCGCCTGTGCCGCTTTGTACATCGCTTTCCTCCGTATCTGCGGGCAGCTGCCACTTTTCCACCTCAATCACCCGCTTGTTCAGCCGGCTGAAGGTGGGTGTCATGCGGTCCGTGCCCGGATTGGTCACACGATAAATCTGACCGTTATCAGTTCTGCGGAAAGCTTCGTGATAATCCATGTCCAGCGTTTTGTTGACATAAATCCGGTATGTCCGCTCCACGCCCTGCTGCTCCGCGACCGTGACCTCCGGCGCGCTTTCATACTCCCAGGCCGCTTCGAATGCTTCGCCGTCCGTGTAGACGGTTTTGAATCCGCCCAGGCCGTCCCGGACGCGCTGCTTGATCAGCAGCACACACGGGGTTTTGTATTGATCCAGCAGGCTCATAGACAAGGTTTCCTCCATCTTTCCAGTGAACCGGCGAACTGATCACGCCATGTCATCGGCTTTGCCGATGCTCCTCCTGCTCCGATTCTGCCGGATTTCAGCGTGTAGCTGTAGCCGTTAAAGGTTTCGCTCCCGATCGGGCTGTTCAGCATATCGCTGTAAGTTGCCACCCATGTGATGATCTCTTCAGACAGCGCAAGCAGTGCAGGAGGGACACTGCAGACGCGTATCGTCCCGGCGAACGTTTCGTCTCGAAGCCCCGCCGCCTTTTTGTCATCGTCGTTTTTGATGCCGTCGGCATGCCAGGTGTATACACCGTCGTTCCGTCTGCTGCCGCAGATCAGGAACCGATCGCCGTCTTCCGCATCAAAAGAGGGGGTGATCATGCCGGATTCGATTGCATACGTCCGCTCCACCGCTTTGATCGGAACAAAGTAGTTGTGGATGTATTCCATGACTTCCTGCAGCATGATAATCCCCCTCTGGTTTTACTTGGTTTTGCGCTTGACAGGCGCTTTCTTCGGCGCGGATGACCCCTTCGTTTCGCCGGTTTCCGGCTGGGCGGCTTTCGCCGCCTCAGCTTTCTCCGGTTTGCTCGCTATGATGATCATGCGCTACACCTCTCAGGCATTCAGCACAGTCAGGCCGCTGAGATCGAAGGTCTTCGTCTCGACATAGGTGCCGTAATCCACAATGACTTTGAACTTCTGGCCGTTCTTGTCGTTGATCTTGGTTACGGAGGCCTTGTCAGGATCGTTGATCACATCCAGCAGGCCGGTGCCCGCGGACGGATCGACTCCCACATAGATGTGCTTCGCGTTCTCGAACGCGGAACCGCCGAACTGCAGCGCGAGGAAGTTACCGGCGCCCCAGTCGGTTACCAGCTGACCGCTGGACAGGTACTTCAGCGTACCGAGCACCTTGCCGTCACCGACCATGATGCCGGTCTGCAGATCGTCGGAGGTCAGGCCCCAGAGATCCACCGTGTTCGGCAGCGCCTTCACGGTCAGATCCCCGCCGCCGGCAGCGCCGTCATAGACGGTCGCGACCCAGATGCTGTCAGGATCGAACAGCACCGGCATGAACAGCGCGGAAGCCTTCGTCCAGACCACGGCAGGATCGTTCTCCGCGTACTGGGAAACGATGACGTAGGGAGAGACCTCGCTCTGGGACTCTTCCATGAACTTCGCGGTGGAAACCTCGGGCGGATCGCCCCACAGGCCGTCGCCAAGCTTGCCGCTCGCGCTGAAGAAGGTGATGCGGTCGGTCGGATAGTACTTCCGCACATCCGTCACCGGGCGTCCGTTTTCGCCCATCTTCAGCGGCAGCGAATAGGTGCCGTCCTGCAGCAGGATCTGTGTGATGCCCATCTCGCTGGCCAGGTAATTCCGCAGCTCCGCTTCCGTCAGCAGGATGCCGACAGAGAGCGCGCCCTTGATCAGCTTCTGCATGGACGCATCGCTCTTCATCTTGTTCCAGATGATGGAGCTGGTGTAGATGCCCGTAATCGGCTTGCCTGCGTCGGCGGCTTCCGACTTGAGCGCCAGCAGCTGATCCGCCAGGCTTCCGGTGTTCAGATACAGCACCTTGTTCAGATGGCTGTCCTGTACGCCGTAATCCACGGTCAGATCCAGGCCGTTTTCCTTGATGCTGACCTTACCGGTCGCCAGCAGTTCGTTCTTCGCGACCTTCGACCGGGTGAATACCTGCTCGGACAGGTTGTAGCCGTCCCGGAGCACCCGGTTGTACAGGCTGGTCTCGCTGACCACGCCGCGGTTGATCAGCGCCCGCAGCCGCTCGCTCTGATCGATCTTGACCTTGATCAGGCCCTTCTCGATGTTATGCGCATCGACCGGGACACGGATGGTCTTCTGGGTTTCCACATCGAAGGAGTGGAACTGCGCCATGACCGGGATGCCGTACTCGGCGGCAATGCTCTCCCAGTAAGCGATCAGGTTGTCCGTTTTCACGTCGCCCAGGATCTGATCGACCGGGTCATTCGGCCTGGTTACGTCGTTGCCGACCTGCAGCCAGTCTTCCTTTTTGATAAAGCCGAAAATGCCATTCTCAAAACGTTCCATCGTCTTTTCCTCCTTTCGGATTAGTAAGGCCGGGTCGTTTCAGGCGCGGACGCCTTCACGACGATCCCGGTCAGCGCGCTCTTCGCGGCGCCGTTGAGGGCGGCAGGAAGCCGATCCTCGTAGATGACACCCTTCGTGACCAGGGAACCGGGCATATCGCCGGTGGTCACTTCCACATCCTCGTACAGGATGCCCTTGGCAGTGCCGTTGTTGGCAGGAATCACAGCGCCGGCAGGCACATATTTCGTGCCGTTTTCGTTCGTGATCGCCTGCGGATGATTCGCGGCCACCTGTACAGTTTCCCGGCTGCATTCTGCTTCAGCCAGGAACCAGCCGGGAGCGTATCCCTTGCCGGTACGATTCTGAGTGAAACTCATGGCTTATAGCTCCTTTCGTTTACTGATTCTGGGCCGGATTCTGCTGTACCGGTGCGCCGTAGCGCTGCGCATGCCATTTCGCGGTCATCTCCCGGATGCTGCTATCCGCACCCCCGGAAGCGCCGGCAGGCGGTGTCTCCACCTTTTCGCCGCGCTGACGAGTCTGCACCTTGAACCCGCCCCATCTGCTGTCGATATCCTTCTTCAGATCATCAACGCCGTCCAGCGTCCCGTCATCCTTCAGCTTCATCTTGCTGTAGTCGGTCGCGTTCAGCACCGCGTCAATGGTCTTTTCGCTGATCTTTTCTTCGGTCAGCAGCCTCTTGTACGCCGCCTTTACTTTGGCGGTCTCGGCATCCCGTGTGACCTGAGCCCTGTAATCGTCGTGAGCTTTCTTCTCCTGATCGTACTTGGCTTTCCAGTCTTCCCGCTTGAATTCGTCCAACTCCTTCTGGACGCCGGGAAGCTTTTCAGCGTCTGCCTTGTACCGGGTCACATCCCGTTTCGCGCCGTCCAGATCATCCTTCAGCGGATCAACCACAGACCGGTGAAGATCAATGATCTTCTTTGCGATTTCATCGGTATATGCCTCTCCCAAGGCGTCTCTCAGGTCTGAGCGTGTAAATGCCATCCTCTATTCCTCCCATTTCTTCGGGGCCGGTTCTT